AACAAACCAAAATCCGTCAGGGTTAGTATAGAGTTTGAATTACCATCGGCATACACGGAAACATTATCTGCGTTGGAGTCCAAGTGGATAATGCCACCAATGAAGTAATTGGTGTCGGAACCCGTATCAAAGATCAGGTTTTCCGCCTCTTCTGCCGCACCACCATAAATAAATCTGAACCACACCCCCGCCGTAGGCGACGGAAGGGTAAGTGTCCGGTTTCCGGTGATCGCCGGAACAACATTGACCCTGCCAGCATTAGCAGTGGCAGTCAGGGTGGTGTCTGCATCGCTGAACGTAATGGGGGTAACCTGCAACCCCGATCCGTCTAGGCTGAATTCCGTTGTGAATGCGCCCGTTGTCGAGCTTTTCGATACTACGTCAAATCCGTCTTCGGATCTGACTGGTCCTGTAAAAGTCGTATTAGCCATGATCTTCTCCTGTCTTGGCTAGTGTCTGCCGATTACTCGACAGTCAGGAAAAAATAGGAGGGGAGAAAGCAATCAATCACAAAACTCGGGAGTCGGCCCACAGTTTCACAAAAGATTGCTTCCTCTCCCACCCTTACTATTGTACTCTGGCCGCGTCACCCCACTGTCAGGACTCACCCAACTTAATGAGCCAATCTAACTAACGCGAACCTCTCGGCGGCACTATTTCACCGCAAAAACGAGTTGGCTTTTTGCGTCTTTATATCCCAGAACGAGATTCAGGGCGGGCACGATCAAACGATGAGCACCTTGGGTTATCGTCAACTGCGTGTAAGTTGACAACTTGATCGCACCCGCCCTTCATCTATCCTATGCTCCGGGCGAACCCCAGATCCCCAAGGGATCGGATACGCCGAAGCTGTACCGCTCGCGAGCCTTGTAGCGAACGTTTCCGGTATCGAAATCACCGTCCATGCTCGTTTCCAGTGCCACACGATTGAAGTGCTTCATCCCATCAGGAACGTCGGTCAAAAGGAACCACGCATCCGTATCCGTCAGGAAGTGGTTAACGACCGTGCCCCCCGGAACCACACCCATGCTTCTTACGGCATTGATGTCATTGTCCGCAGTGGCGGGACGAAGTTCAGATTTCATCACCCGTGTCGCCACGAACTGCAAATCGGGCGGGATGACGAGCTTCTGGGGACGAGCAGCAATCAATAGACCACGCTCATCCGTCCATTTGCCAATCTGAATAACGGCAGCCTCAAGAGAAGTCTCATTGAAGTCAACAGCGGTAGCCGGGCGGTTGGAGTTCTTACCACCCGAAACGAGTGGGTGACCGTCACCACCAGTTACACCATCACTGGATGCCGTGAAAAGGTTAACACCGTCGCCGCTTTGGTAAGCGTTGGTGAACCCGTTGTTAAGCGGGAATACAGCTTTCACCTGCTTGGTGTGGGCCATGGCGCGAGCCAAAGCCTTGGTATAACGAGCCGACAAGGAATCGTAAAGATTATCCTCCATGGCTTCTTCCGTAATGGCGAAGCCCATGGCGATTGTCTCGTGGTTGTACCGCGCCACGAACGACTCTTGTGCAGCATCGTACGAAATTGCCGATCCCTCATCCTTCACCGGGGCGGCATCGAAGCCCGAAAGCTTCACTTCCTCCTCGAAGGACCGATCCGAACTCTCCGTCTCATAGATCTCGCCATGCTCGTCATCATAACGACCATACTCCAATCCAAAGAGCGCGTTGAGCCCAGGAAGCAGTTCCTTGAGTAGTTGTGCGCGACTAATAGCCATTGGTCAGTTCTCCTATACGCCAGTAGCGTTCAAATAGGAATGATTCGAAGCCGACCCGCTAGAAGCAGCGTTGAACTTCACGATAACGTCAGGATACGCATCACTTGCCGTAGTACCCTTCGGCGGCAGGCTTGTCGGTCCATCGACAAAATCAAGGATACGAAGAGGCAACGTGTTCGTTGTAGCCGGAGTGCTGCCATCAAGCGCATTCTTCGACTTGCCGATGGTGCTGCTTCCAGCCGTCACGACTACGGACGCATTCAATCCGCGATCCGTAGTATTCATTGCCTCGTCAGCCTGCATTTGAAACACGACGAAGGGATCATCCAAGACATAAGCCATCGCGTCAGTAGCCGCATTCGATGCGGGCCAATATTGCGAAAACGTCTTTTGGCTCGTCGTCGGGTCCGTATACGAGCAACCCAAGAAGATCCCGACCGCAGTCGTGGCCGTAGTACCAGTATCCTTCGCAATGGTACCGTCAGCCGCAACTTTGCAAAAATCACCGTTTGAAATCTGGGTGCCATACGTCGTAATGATCGGTAGATGTCTCACCTTTCCGGTAAACGAACCGGAGGCACTCAACGTACCAATCGGTCTGGCCCCATACGGTGCTGCTGTTGTAGCCATAATAACCTCTGATTGTCAGTCGCTTGGCATCTAGCGGCTTCCGCCGCCAAATGTCACGCGGGTTTTACGGTCAGGCGCGAGAACAGGCATCCGAGGATCGTTCTCACGCATATAAGCATTATCGACGGCTTGCATCTGTGAAGCGGCGTGCTTGGCGTAATACTCCTGCCTTGACTCTACCGCTTCCTTTGGTGCCTTGCAGAGCAATAAACCACCGACCTCTATTCCACCCTTCTGACCCCATTCCGAGTTATGATCACTCATAATCTGCATTTCCGGATGATCTTCGGCTTTTACAGGCTCCCATCCTTCACGAAAGCGTTTCGACACGTTCGTGTTATCCATATGTCCTATCATAGCCGTTCGTACCCACCGAAAAATCCAGCCATCCTGAGGCTCGGGATCGGGAAGAATTGAAGCGGGTTCCCAGGATTTGTCGCGATCTTCGCTTTCGCGGGTCTCGACACTCCGAGGTTTCCGTGGAGCGCGTTTCTCAGCCATCAGTTGCCCTCCTTCATAAGCTGTGCTGCATACTGTGGCAACGTGAGACCCAGGCGTTTCGCGAGTCTGACCTGAGTCTGTGTCAGTACAACTTTTTGCGATGTCACGCCATTGTTTCTGGACGCTGGCGCGACCACGGGGTTCGCCCTGCGGCGAGATGCAGTCTCAACAACAACGGGTCCACCTGATTGCGTCGTGTTGCTACCGAAGTGCGTAGGAAAAACTGATTTCATACGTTGGTCGATCAATTCATAATACCTGTCAGTGTCTGGGTCAATACCCTCTTCTTTAACCAATCTTTCATGTACACCATACGCAAAACTCGTCATTTCCGTGTCCGTGCCGAACCAAGGGTTCGATTCTTGCCATACCACGGCCCTTGCGTCGGGTTCTGGGACAGGAGGCGGCATATATTGTTGCTGTTGCTGGGCAGCCTCCGTTTCCATCTGATTTTGCTGTGCAAGCACGTCCCGCTTCCAATTATCTATGATTTTCTGCGAAACGGACGGCGCATACGCTTGGGCAAGCTGTGCATTCGTCAAATCCTGCTGCGCTTTGGCAATTTGATCGGAATCACCGGAGTCGTGCGCCTGTTTGAAGTTTTCCTGGGCAACGGCAAGCGCGGCAACCGCCCGACCCTTCGCCTGCTCCGTCAAAGCGGACTGAGAGTCCTGAACAAGCTGTACAAGACGCTGATTTTCGACTTGCAGGCCCTGTGTATAGTTGATAGCCTCGTCTGCAAGCCTGGATGAGGCTTCTTTGGCCCTTCTTTCCTCGTGATACTCCCATTTCAGCTTTTTTATGCGCTTTTGGGCACGAGATCCCAGTTGTGAAAGCTCTTCGTCGCTCGCGGAGCCGTCATCGTCGGCTTTTTCGGCGGCAGGAGACCTCTGATCCTCTTCCGGACGGTCATCTACGACCTGAACGTCGATTTCCTCCGCCCCGGAGGGCGAATCCGCCTCCAAAGGCTTCTCAATAGTGGTTTTTACACCAAAAAACTTGTCTTCCTCGCTCATTCTTCCGGTTTCCTCGCTCATTTTAGGCTCTCTCCACCCCTCTGGGGTCCTCTACGACCGCTTCTACAGTATCATCGTTGATCAAACGGAACTCTCTGCCGTGAATCTTGAGTCTGGTGCCGGAAAAAGCGCGAAAAACAACCCAATCGCCTACCTGACAGTACGGTCCATTGGGAAACCGGGCATAATTCATGTAAGAATCAGGCCCCATCTCCATTACCCACCCCACGACAGTCGCAATCGACTCCTCGTGCTGGGATTTTACCGATTTGATGATGCCACCTTCGGTGGCTTCCTCGACTTCAGGGAGTGCAATCAGAAGTTTGTAGCCTTTCGGCTGCGGTAACTGCGATGCGTATTGAGGGGATTCCTTATCGGGCTTCTCGGGAATCGCCATCTGTTCCATCACTTCTTTTGCGAGCGTAGCCATTGCGACCTCTCGTTGAAATGTGCGCTCTAGGCGAGCGGTGCCTACTAAAGTTCCTTGAATCTATCCTCTATATCAATAACTTCACGTTCTACCCACGCCAAACCTTCGATGGTTCCGCAGACCTTGCGATATTCTTCGATATCCTGTGCGGACCCTACTGCCAGATGGTCGGCCAACTCGTTCATATGATCACGAATCTTCTTTTTTAGCAAGGACAAGACATCCTCATTCATCCTTCTTCTCCTCCCTCTCTTCCGTCTCCTTGCCCAGATCACGACCAAGCTTGAATCCTTCCTTTTCCACATCTACATCGAACTTCTGCTGATCTATCTGGGCCTTCTGGGCCTTGATCATCAATTCCTGCTCATCCAGCATCAACTCAGCGGCATCCATACGCTCCTTGCTCGCAAGCTTCTCGCGCTCCAATTCAAGTTTCGCCGCATCCTGTTGCTGGCTCGCCGCGAGCTTCTGCTGTTCAAGCTGTTGCTTGGCAGAATCGACCTGTTGCTTGGCCTGATCGGCCTGCTGTTTTCTCTGCGCGTCCATTTCCTGAATCGACAGTTCACGTTCGCGCTGTTGAATGATCGGATCTTGCTGTTGCTCAGCCTGCTTCTGGGCGGCGGCCTGCTGTTGCTTCTTGCCCATCATCTGATCGGCGGCATCGGCAACAAGAGTGCTGAGCCTTCTTTCGGCATTCTCCGGAAGCTTCTCGCCCACTGGCGGTAGCGGCACTCCAAGCTCTTCCTCCACCTGCCTGCGGAATACGAATGCGAGATGTTCACGGATATGAGCGTCCATCGCACCCGATATCGCGCCTCCCGCCGGACTGTTCTGTACCTCCTGTGCCATCTGCGGATCATTCTTGAGAACCATGTGAACACGCATATGGGCATCGTGATCCTGATACTCGAAAGCTTTAACGGGTGCCTGCGTGAGCATATCCTGATTCTCGCTAACTGGATCTTTCGGAGGCACCTCATCCTTGTCCGGAACCACCTTGTCGGCATTCGGAATACCGATCAATTCCATCATCTGCCTATGCAGAAGCGGCATATCGTAGAGATTCGGAGCCTGTGCGGCCAACTGCAGGGCGGCCTGATACTGCATGATCCGTTGTGCCATCGAAGAAGCGTTCGGGTCCGATACCGGAACCACATCTATCCGGTCGTCGAAATCCTCTACCTTGATTCCTTCTCCCTCGTCCGTCTCGTATGGATAATCGGGATCGGTATAGTCGCGAACGATAGTGGAAAGAATTTTGTACTCCTGCTTGAGACTCGCGTGAATCCGCGCTTGAATCGCAGACTGCACTTTCATCGCCCGCTCCATGATCGCGAGCGTGGTGCCGACCGGAGCCTCCTGATTCATGTCGGCTACCTTGAGGTCCGCCATGGAAGCAAAGCGCCGACCTTCTTCCACAATGTTGCCCAATAGCTGATAAAGGACCGAAGAAGGTTCTTTATAAGGAAGGAAAGTGATATTGTCTCTAATAGCGCCGCCCGGAACATCAACGTCTCTGAACTCTCCGGGCATGATTGGCGTGTCGTCTCCTTTGATTCTGAGTCCACGGGTCTTCAATCCTCCCGGCAAATTCGAGAGAGTGCCCGCATCGACGAGTTGTCGAAGCAGGCTGGTGGCGGATTTTGCCAATCCGCCGATCATGTGAATCAATCCCAGATTATAGAAGCCGATACCGGGAACGTATCCGTAATGGACGAAATGCTGTTTCTTGACTCTGTGCGGATCATCCTCGGACCAGTTCCTGTAGATCGACAGGATCGTACTACTGCCCTTGTCTATCGTGACGACATACGGAAGCGCGACCTCGTTCGGGTCTTCGAATCCGGGCAGGTCGATATCGACATGCATTTCCAGAAGCTGGTGACGCTCGCCCTTGTCCCATGACGGCCTCACTCCGGCAATCTCTATATACTTCTCGGTGACCGGGTTCTCCTCCACGTTCGATGATATCAGTTCCACATCCCGATAAAATCCGCTCACCTGCAACTTCTTTATCTGATTCGTGCTTCTGCTCATCACATGGGTATATCGTTCGGCCTGCTCAAGATCCGCCTCGTTGTAGGCGACGACGAAATCCTCCGCCGGAACGAACATGGAGGCAGGTCTGCCCAGCGACGGATCGAAGTAGACCTTGCGGAACGCCGAACCCGCCAAAGGAAGACTGAAAAGAAGTTTTTCGGTTTCGGAGCGATACTCCGTCATAACCTCCATAAGCTGATAGTTCAGATACTGCTGGACCCTCTTCGCCTGCTTGTCCCGTTCCGGCGTGAACGTGCCCCAGATCTGGGTCTTCACCGGACCCTGCGCTGGCATGATCTCCTGAATCGTCTGGCTCTGGAACCTGACAACGGCTTCGGAAAGCATCGGATGGAAAACACCACAAGCTCCCGCCCACGGTGTCGTACGGTCTTCGATCTCCAGACCTAGCTGATCCAGTCCTTCCTCGTAGGTCTGCTCCCAGTCGCCTCTGCTTCTCTTATCGGAATCGAATTTCGAAATGAGATCGACGGCAACGGTTCCCAATTCACTATCATCTATATGTTCGGCCAGATTGGACTCGAAAGACTCCTCGCTACCCATCCCCATCTCCATCGCCATCGGATCGAAATCGACGACGGTGCTTCCATCTTCCATTTCCGTGACCAGTGAATCACCCAAGGCTTCCTCTTCTTCGGCAACCATGAGTCCTTCCGGACCCATTTCGAAGTCATCCTGACTGAAGAGGGGGTCAAGCGATCTGTCTATCGGCATCTGCTCGCTCCCAACTCAAATTAAAGAATCTTCCCAAGATCATCGGCAACCTTGTGAAGGGTGGCGACGGTATGGGTGATCACTGGCGGCGCTTTATCGGAGATACCCAATGTCAGTCCTTGGGTCAAACCCTTGGCGAATGCCTTATCAACGTCGGTGGGCTTGTCCAGATCCTCGACAGTTTTCGGATTGATGACCAGCGAGGTGCCAAACGCCACATGCGGAATCACGCCACAGGTCGAAAATTTGACATGGATATTGCCGTCCTTGTCATACCAGACGCCCGCATCCAGGCTCATCCCCTCACCCGGACCGCCTTCCGGCCCGGCCCAGACCGTCGCCTGATTGCCGTCCGGATTGACGTAATGCCACTTCATCACGTCCGACACGGTGACGCCAATATGGGCACTCACCTTGATCTCCATGCCCCTGCCGTCATGTGAATCCACGGAAGCCGACACGCCCTGTTGCTCGTTCACGGTTTCCACGTCGCAGATATGATCGAAGTTCCACTTGTCAGTACGCGACCACTTGTCTCCTACTTCCTTCTTGAAATAGAAATTGCCGCCCTTGTCCGCATAAAATACGTCCGCATCAGAACTATTACTGACATAATAACCGGGAGGAACATTCTGGCCTGTCATCAGTCAGACATCTCCAAATTGCCTTGGACGCCAGCATCTGCGCTTCCGCGAGCCGACCAGACCTTGATCGTGATTTTGGTATCGCCAAAATTTGTCGGTATCGAATAGCTGACGGATGATCCGGTAGGCACATTATCATATTCCTTCTTGTACTCGGGTGAGATATTCGATTCGACTTTGACGTTCCAAGTCGCCGCAGTGCCATCTACAAACGTGTCAGGCGACGTTATCATCCCGGTCGCCTCGACGTGGGAGCCCACGGTGGCATAGCTGTTCGACTTCTCCCACTCTCCGCTGGAGTTCAAGGTGAAGCCCATCGTTTCGCTGTCGCCAAGCATCCGGGTGCGAAGCACCATGCGGGAATAGGACTCTCTCATTCGTTATACCCGGTTATTAGTAGTAATCGGCTTTTCTCATAGGCAGCAAATCATCCATCGGCTCGTCGCTCTCAATCGAAATAAAGCCACCCTGCCTAAACCGCAACAGTGCCTGTGTCGAGGAATCCACGAGATCGTCGTGATCTCCGTTGGGAAATGCCGCGAACTCTTCTATGACCAACTCGGCCCATCTCTTTTTGGGTGCCCAGACATGACCGGATGAAAACAGATCGGATACGGCATTGACTCTGGCTATCTTGTCTTTTCCCCTGCTCGGGACGTATTCGCCAACCGGGATGCCCATCCTCCGCAACTCGAATATCAGCGGAGTCCCTGCGGCTTTCGCCTCCACGATGAACGCATCGGGTTTGTATTCCTTGTACATATCATAAGCCCTGGACTTCAAATCTGGAAATTCCAGACGTTCCTGCAAGGCGTCTATGAGGATGATATTCGATACGCCGTCTTTATCCTTGAACACCCCCCACGTCGTACACGCACTGTAGTCCGCCGTTTCCTTCGCGAGAAAAGCGGTGTCCCACGACTGGATGATGAACTCGCAATCGGGAGGATCTTTTTTCTCCCACTCCTTCCACCATTCGCGTTTGACGATAGCGCCTTCCTCGGAAGACGGATCTTGCTGATACTGGGCACTCCACTTCGAAATCGGAAGTTCCGCCTTGAGGGACTCAAGCTGTTCTATGGGCCAGAATCCCGGCCAAAGCGATTTGCCGCTCGGCAGGATCGCGGGAAATTCGATCAACTCCCATTCATCCGCGCCGCCCCTTTCTATCGACGCCTTGAGAATGCTCCCCGTCAGATCCTTTTTCGACCACCGGGTCATCACGAGACAAATCGCTCCGCCGGGTTGAAGCCTCTGGCGAGGACCGGATGTATACCATTCGTATGTGCGGTCGTATACGGACGGATCATTCAGAGCGGCTTCCTGCTCCGAATGCGGATCGTCCACGATAAGGATGTCCGCACCCTTGCCTGTAACGGCACCCCCCACACCAATAGCGAAATATTCTCCATGCTTGTTCGTGTCCCACCGTCCCGCAGCCTTGGAGTCCAGACTGAGAGAGACATCCGGAAATATCTTCTGATAGTGTTCGGACCCCACGAGGTTGCGAACCTTGCGACCGAACCCCACGGCAAGCTCTGCGGTGTGAGCGGTCTGAATGACCTTCCTGTCCGGATATCTCCCGAGATACCACGCAGGAAAAAAATGAGAAGCGAATTCCGACTTCGTGTGACGTGGAGGCATATTGACGATCAAACGCTTGAGGGTGCCATCCGCGATGCGATTGAACGCATCGGCCATGGTTTTGTGATGAGCGCCTTCGATGAACGCTGGCCAAACCTCATCTACGAAGGAAAGGAAGTCCTTCTGGGCTACACTTCTGTTCCTGGCATCGGACAGTTCGTTGACGAGAACCAGAATCTCCTTCTGCTTGACCGGAGAAAGAGAATCAAGCTTACGGGTGATCGTGGAAATGTCCATCAATCCATTGTCGTCTCAAAATGAAGCAAAATGATTTCGGCGTCCTTTCTAACCTTCTCCGCAGACGAATACTTATTCTTCGACAGAAACCGCTGGGCAGTCAAGAGAAGCTGTCCGTACATCTTAAGCTTATCAGATGGGGACATATGCTTCAAGCGTTTGTTCAGATCCTGAGCTTTTCCAGTTTTTCCATACTTACCACGATCCAGATAATGCTCCGACATTTTGGGGGCCTCTAAAGCTACGATCAATCACAACTAATTATCTATATAGATAATCTAGACTAAATAATCTAGTCTTTCTTATCTAGACTTATAATCCAATCTAAAAAGAATCTAGATATTTAAGTTAAATATTATGGTGCCATCGTTAATGGGGGAATAAAGCGTATAGAAAACGGAGAGAAGTATGAAATTTTTGCATTGGATGTGCGAAACACTGTTTAACAATACGGGCTCCTGCGTCGCCCGCAGGGGGTGTCCCCCCCTACTCCCCTCCCCGGTACAGCACTTCCCCTAACAACACCTCGCTACGCTCGGCAACAGCAACAGCAACGGAGTGACCTAATCGGTCACACTATTCTAAATAACTACGGAGTTCGCTAATCGCTCACACTATTCTAAACAACTATTGAGTGACCTAATCGGTCACGCTATTCTACTGCATCCGTCTAATGCTTCGCACTAGACCGATCAGGGGAAAGTGCCACTACTTTGGTTTTCTAGAGCGATGATGAAACTATCGCAAAGAAAACCCCATGGTCCTCTCGTCTAATCTCTTCAACGGATCAATCCCTAAATTCTCTTTTTTCTAACGATAACTTTGCCGTCCCTGATTGATATCGTAAGAAAAAAGAAATTTAGATCTTGAGAAGAGATTGACTCGTTACTATGGGAACCGTTGTAGTTCCGTTTTTCTAAACGATTTCTATCAAGAGTCGAGTGAAAGTCTGACTATGGGAACTAGAAATCGAAGAAAAAAGGCACCGAAACACTTCACTTTTTTTAATTTGGATTTTGAGCTTTTAGTTAAAAAAAAGTAAAGCAGGACCCCCCAGCTAAAGCTCCCCAAGAGCCCCCTCGTTTCGGTGACCGGGCTCACACACACACACAGATGCCAAAATGTAACGAACGGTTCCCCTATTCTACGCCCCATCACAGATGTGGCTATGATTTCTAACTAGAAATCAAAGAATACAAAGCCCCCGCCCAGAGATCAGGTGAAGTTCAAGTTACCTGTGAAAGTCCCCCCAAGATGCGGTCAAGAGCAAAGCTCTGAAGGCGAAAGAAGCATCGCCTAAGCAGAGCTTCCCTCCTGACCGATCTTGGCCGTCTCGTTCCACAGTGACATCTGTGTGAGTGACTACTCACTAACAGGTAAACTGCAACAGCGGGAAACCCCCGCGAAAGGCTTTACCATGGGTGAATCCACCCGTAGTAAACGTATTACCCCGTTACAGCACCTGCGCAAGTTTTCGGGCTTGATCGCAGAGTCCGCCGGAACGATGTTGGACTCGTCGTTCAAGGCGCAGGAAGCTGTGACAGCGAAGACCGCATCCATTGTGGCTTTCGTGACCATCGTTCACGCCGTACTTGCAGGCGCTCCGGTTGCAATGCGGAAACCCGGTAACCTCCGGGACCTCCTTCAGGCCCTCTTTGAAGAAGTCAAGGAGGCTTGCAGGGACGAGGCCGAGAAACGTCGTCTAGCCCAGAACAAGGCTTTCGAGGAGGGCCTCGCTCCAAAGCCTTGGAAGTGGAATAAGACCGAAACCGCTTCCCTATCAACTAGGGGCATTCGGGCTCACCGTCATGCAATCGAGTGGATCTGCATGCACGTTCCAGTATTCGGCTGGAAGCCCACTCTAGCCATTCTAGATCCCGGAGATCTCGACGGCAAGGGCCGTCTTGATCCAACTTGGACGGCTCGCATCGGGAAGCTGTTCCGGGCATTACTCGCACCCTGCGAGGCCTCTACCCTAATGATCCCGGTTGCGTATGAAGTCGGGGTCAAGGACCCGTTTCCGTTCGCTCTTGATTCGGAAACGTGGAGGAAAACCCACGAGGGTTGCATCACCAAGGAGAAGGGCGGGGTGGAGCATATCGACCCGTTCCACGTAGGTGACCTGCAACTTCATGTCACCGTGGGTGAGGCACCCAGCGGAGAAGTGTACGAGAAGGGCCGTATCCTTCAGCAGGAAGCGAAGGATCGCTCAGCCTACGCCCGCTCCGCTAACACTAGGGCAGAGCGCGATAACACCCCTGCTGATTGTCAGATCAGGGAAGCGATCCCCCAAGAGGACCGTCGCTCTAAGTAACGGGGGATAA